TCCCGGACTGGAACATAAGCCCGTACCTTCATTGCTGTTCTCCTGCGTTTTAGGCCCGCCGGCCATTGACTGACTTAACCTTACGCCTTCTTATACGCCCTGTCAAGCAAAAAGTTTCAACTTTTTTTTCGCTTGCGCCGGAAGCCAGTCTCAGGCGATACTACTTTCGCCGGACAATCCTGCTACTTCTTAATTAAGGAGGCTACAAAAGTGGCTGGACGATGGGAAAAGATTGCCGCCGCGCGGTCGGCGGAAGAGATGGAACACTTTGCTTACCTACGTCTGATAACCCGCGCCTTGGGCGTCTCGCACGAGGTGCTAGCCGATAGGTTGGGGTTCGTTCGCCCGTTTGACGCGCAGGAAGCCCTGCGGGGGCGCCGAGAGCACACAGCGGACGAAATCGCTATCGAGCTGCTTGACGCCTGGCGCGCGTCACGCCGGAAATATCTTGACGCGGCGCGTTATATGGACTCGCTTTTAGCCGAGCTAGACGAGTCCACGCCAGATCAGGTCTAGTTGCTGTGCTGCCCAGGTTGCAGAAGGCGTGGTGTCCGCCAACGAAAGCAGCCGCCACAGCCAATCGGCGGCGTGTGGATGGGCGCGATACGTGACCTCCCACCGCGCCCGAAATGCCGCCACAGCGTCTCCCCCGTAGGCGTCCACTTCAGCCCACCAGCGCCAATGCCAATCGCCAGACGGGTTTTCTTTTTCTTTGAGATAGCGTTCGAGTTCGTATTGCGCGTAGTGTTCGGACACTTCGGCACGGCGGGCAATTGCGTCGAGATAGGCTTGCAAAACCGGCTCTGGCTCGGACGCCTTTAGCCGAACGGCTGCGGCTTGGATTTGTTCACAGGTAAGCTTCACCTTATTCTGTCCCCCGCTTTACGCAGCAGTAAAGACGCCGCCAGCCCCGCGTCCACAATCCGCCAGCCTGCATTATCCTGTACCGCCTCAACGACTTTGGCAGCAGTCAGCTCGGCAATCAGCTTGCCCTTGCTGGACGGGCGGAGGTACACGTCAGCGCTGTCGGGCGAAATACCGCGCTGCTCAACCAGGTATTGCCGCAGCGCGTCACGCGAGATAAACGGCGCGCCGTCAACAACCTGCTCACCGGTTGCCCACCAAGCGGATTCAATTGTTTCCACGTGGGTTTCGAGTTTATCCTTTTTGTCCTTCTTTTTTTGCCCTTCTGGTGCTTCAGCAATTACGGGCACAGCCGATACGACCGGCTCGCCGTCCTCGTCTGTCCAGCCTTCGATTTCCACCGGCTCAAGCCGAAAATAGAGCGGGCGCGAAGGCATCGCGTCACGGCTTTTGGTCTGGACGATTTGAAACGAACAGTCGTCGGATTCCTGCGGGACAAGCAGGATTTCCGTGTCCACACCGGCGCGCCAAGCAGAAGAACCGCGCCCGCGCTCCTGTGCCTGCTCCCCCCATCCGGTGTGGTGCACGAGTAACACGGCGGCGCCGAAGTGGCGTACCAAGCGATCGCAGGTGTCCAGCATTGTCCGGGTATCTTCAGCCGAATTTTCATTACCGCGAAACGCCCGGTGCAACGTGTCAATCACAATCAGTTGTGGTTCCAGTCCGACAATCTCGCAGTGCTCCACCACCTGTTCGTAGCCGTTCGGCGAGTTGAGATCGCGCCCGAACAGACTCAGGAAGGAATGGCCCAAGCTGGATACGCCGTGGGACTGCTTCCACGCAAGCGCGCGCCGGCGCAGGCTTTCGTGGGCTTCTCCAGCCAAATACAGGACTGACGCGCGGTGGACGCGCTGCCCGTGCCACGTCCGCCCGGTAGCGACCGACAGCGCCCAGTCCAGCGCCAAGAAAGTCTTCCCTTTGCCAGCCGGGCCGACAAGCAAAGCGAGTTGACGCTGGTACAGCCAGCCTTTCACCAAGTAAGGCGCCGGTGGCACGGGTTGTGCAAACTCGTCGAACGAAACAAGCCAGTCACTACGGGGTCGAAGTAGCGCTGCAAGGTCACCACCGGCGAGTAGGTAATCGTTGGCGTCCTGTCCGGCTACGGGCGGAATAACAACTTGGACGCCGTATTGTTGTGCGCAATGTTCGGCTACGCGCTGACCAGCTCCACTCAGGTCGTTATCTGCAACCACGACGATCCGGCGTCCGGGCAGCACCCGCTTGGCTGTCGCAACAACCGCCGGGATATTTTGCGCGCTGAAGGCAATCAGGCACGGGCAACCAGAGACCTCAGTAACTGACGCGGCTGTGGCAAAGCCTTCAGCCACGAAAACGGTTTTTCCCGCAGCGTCAAAGTTGCCGACGCCGCCTAAACATCCCTTCACCGGCGCGCCGGGATGAAAAAGTTTCTGCCCGTCAGCAGAGATGTATTGCAGGCTGGCGAGTTGCCCTTCTGAATCGTACAGCGGGATAACCAGCCGACCATCGCTGGTGACGCGCGCGTTATGAGGCTTGACGCGCTTACGTGTCAGGTACGGGTGGTCTGGCGGTGCGGGTTGTGCCGTATCCCAGATATGCTGGATTGCGCTTGCAGCGGCAGCGCGTTGTGTCTGTACTTCGGCGTCACGAATAGCTTGGATTTCAGCCAGACGCTGTCTGTGCAGCGCGGCTTCTTCCGGCGTCAGCTTGCGCCCCAAGTGCGCTACCCAGGTCTGGTGGACGCCCGTGCGCCAATCGCCAAACGCGCCTGCTGGGATGCCGTCGCCGAAAGCGACATACCAGCCGGACTTGTCGCGCTTTTCACCGGTGCTGAATCGGCGTAACTTGCCGTCTAGCCGAATATCTGGCGGCGGGTCAATGCCAGCTTCGCGCATCGCCTGCGCCAACTGTTCGGAAGGTGTGGACACCACGCCGTCCGGCGGTTCCGCGTCAAACGGCTGTCCGCCCCAAAGAAAGGTCAGGTCAGCCATTGCTACACCCTGTCAGGCGGCGAAGTCGAGCGAAGATAACGGGTAAGCTTTTCGAGAACTTCCAGCGTGGGGGCGCCTCCGCGCCCTTCGCGCAAGCGCCAGAGCGTGTTGTAATGCAAGCCCGTAGCCCGGGCCACAACGCGCAGGCGCCGATCCCGGAGCGCCCTGCGAACCTCTTCGACCGATAGCAACTCCATATCACTTCCCTTTGTATCGTGAAGAAATCTGCACGGAAGGTATTGACTTCACGTTCCGTTGTGATATACGCTACTTGACGTGCCAAGGCGAGTCAAGCCGAAAAGCACGGAACAACCAGACGAAAGGAGGCCATAAGAGATGGCCATCGCAATCAAGAGCACGCGCTCCCTTTCGCAGGAGAGCGGAGTCAAGGTACTTGTTTACGGTCAAGCCGGCGCAGGGAAAACGTCGTTGATACCGACATTGCCCGCGCCGATTGTGCTTTCAGCAGAAGGCGGACTGCTGTCAGTAAGAGAGCACGACCTGCCCTACATCGAAATCGCCACAATCGAAGACCTGCGCGAAGCGTACCGCTTCCTGCGGGACAGCCACGACGCGCGGGAATACAAGAGCGTGGCGATTGACTCGCTCAGCGAAGTCGCCGAGGTTGTCTTGACGAACGAGAAAAGAAACAGCAAAGACCCTCGGCAGGCGTACATGGCAATGCAAGACGTTATGTATGACCTGATCCGCGCCTTCCGCGACCTGCCGGGGCGTCACGTTTACGCCTCGGCGAAGTTGGAGAAGGCGCAGGATGAAATGGGGAGAATTCTCTACTCCCCATCAATGCCGGGCCAAAAAACCGGGCAGTCGCTGCCTTACTTCTTTGACGAGGTTTTGGCGTTGCGCGTTGAGCGTGACGCCGAAGGAACGCCGCACCGGGCATTGCTCTGTCACCCGGACGGTCTTTGGACGGCCAAAGACCGGTCGGGCAAGCTGGATACTTGGGAAGCGCCTGATCTTGGAATAGTTATCAGCAAAATCACGGGAGGAAGCTCAAAATGAGGCACGCCGATTCATTTCTGGAAAGATTGTTGATCGAGTGGCGCGTCGCAAAACAGCTTGAACAGGAAGCTGTCCACCGCCGCCGGAATATCGAAGACGAAATCAAGGCCGCTATCGGCTTTGACGAGGGGCGCGAAGGGAACGTAGCGCTGCCTTTTCATGGCGGGCGCGTTGTTGTCACCGCACGCCTTGACCGCAAGGTTGACGGAACGCTGGTACGCCAGCTTGCGCGGGCGCACAATCTGGACGAATACCTTCACGAGCTGTTTCGCTGGAAAGCCGAACTTGAACTCCGGGCGTGGAAAAAGGCGCCCGAACGCATCACGCAGGTATTCGCCCCGGCGATCACTACCAAGCCGGGACGGGCAACATTTTCCCTTGAACTTGAGAAAGGAGACGAGCAATGAGACTCGATGAAGTCATCCGCTTTGACGAGTTACCCGAT